AAACTAGGTCTCCAGCCGGGCAGCCTCCCTACCGGTTGGTGGGCGGGGTTCCGTGTCCCACCTGAAACCTTTGCTAAAGTCAAGAACGGAACGTATAAGATGTTCTCAATACAGGGGTTAGCCCGACTAGAAGAACTCTCATAGTCCCAGGTAGAGCGCCAGGAGTGCCTCCAACGAAAGAGGCACATAATGGCCGAGAAGAAATCCTCTACCAGGAAAACCACCTCGACCCCGAAGAAACCAGCGGCTAAGAAACCGGCTGCCAAGAAGCCCGCAGCGAAGAAGCCAGCCGCCCCGAAGCCGTCCCCCGAAGACGCTGCTTACCAGAAGCTCTACCAACTCCGCAAAGCCATGGGCGCTGCCCGTGAAGAAGTGGACGCTGCCAACCGGAACCTGGCACGGGCGTCGGGTCTTAACACAATCGCGCACCGCGTCTCCGCGGAAGACCAAGCACTTGCTCAGCTAAACGATGCCCGTGCCAGGTATCACGAGGCGTACACGACCTTCCACAAGGCGAAGGCCGAAGCATGACTACGGAAGAAAGACGGAAGCGTTACCGACTCCGAAATGTCTCCACGGACCGAGTGGATCTTGTAGACAAGGGTGCCAACCAGCACGCCTACATCGAATACTTCAAGGCTGACGGGTCCATCTCCAAACACGGTGGCCCCGGTCCCCACAAGTCCGGCTCCAGCCAAGATGTCCACGGTGGCTCCGGTAACCGCGGTATCGGTGTCACCGGCAACTTCGCCCGAGGATCCCGTGGCAAACAGAAACGCAACCTTGCCGCCGAAGGGTTCCCTGTTAAGGACATGTACCCGGGTTCCCGGCCAAGGAAGCCGAAACGGGACCTCACCGTCCGGGAAGACCCCAACGCCAAAGCCGTCCTCGAAGCCGCCCGTGCGCGACAGTCCCGGGTCGGTATCGGCACAGCAGGGAACTTCGCTCGTGGCAGCACCGGAATGCCGAAACGGAACCTCGCCGCTGAGGGGTTCATCGACGAAGACATGTACCCGGGTTCCCGCGTGGAGGGTGGGTCAGAAAAACCTCTATGGGTTCGCTTCAATTTACCTCGCAAGGGATCACCTAACCGCGCCGAGGCACTTGCTGGGATAGTGGGGGAACAATCCGATGATGTTTTGCGCCGCGCCGACCGGTCCAAATTAGAGTCAGACGTGGTCGAAGCCATCGAGCGAGAAATCGCCGGGCGCAAGCGACGAAGTCGTGGGGACAAGGCCCCTGGCTACGACCCTGGCCTGATTCCCAAGTACATGACGAAGTCCACTCCCGGTCGCCGTAAAGCCCTCAAAGCCCTCGCCGCTGCCAAGAAACGTAACAAGACCAGAATGTCTCAGGGCAAGAAACCTATCGTGGAGGGTAAGCCCGTTTCTCCTTCGTCCCTTAGAAAGGATGCGACTATGGACAGTAACGAGGCTTTCGACATCCTTGCTAAAGGACTTGTGGAAGCCGATGTGTTCGTGGATACTGCCACTGGGGCTGATCTCCGTGGTATTCTCCCCAAAGAAGTCGTCGAGAAGTTCGACGATACGCTGAGTGCCGAGAGCGCCGGACTACCAGACAAGGAGTCTGATATGCCAGACGACACTCAGGCAGATCAGCCGGACGACATCCTCTCCCCCGAACAGGTGGAAGAGGTGCTCGCTTACGTCGAGGAACTGGAAACAGAACTCGAACAGCTTCGTCCCGTTGAAGAAGCCGAAGAGATGCTCGTCTCGAAGGCGCTCAGCGAACTCCCCGTCGAAGTAGCCGCCATTGTGAAAGCTGACCGTGAGCGGTTGGAGAAAGCTGAAGCTGCGCTCGAAGCACAGCGTGAAGCCGCCGCCGACGCCGCGTTCATCGCTAAGGCGGCCACCTACGACGCGGTGATCGAGGACGCCAACGAGTTCGGGCCGCTTCTCCGGCAGCTCAACGACTTCAACCCCGAACTGGCTTCTGCCGTCGAGGGTGCGCTCGCCACAGCGTCAGCCCGAGTCGAGAAGTCAGCTCTCCTGGGAGAAGTCGGAGCAAACGGTGTTGGGCCTACCAACGCTCAGGAAGAGGTAACGGTGCTCGCCAAGCGCATGGTCGAAGCCGATCCCAGCAAATCGCTGGAAGAGGCTGAGGCCACCATTTGGGAGAAGCGCCCAGACCTGTACGACCAGTACCAGAATGAACGCAAGTCCGCTCTGAGAAACGCCTAGGAGGGGTTCAATGGCTGTTGAATTTCCCGGCCAGATGGTCACACATCCGGCCAGCACTGCTGTCCTGTCCACCACCTCGGTGAACTGGCAGTACAGGTTCGTGCAGTTGGACGCCAATGGCGAGCTGATTGCACCGACCACGGAGGGCCACGTCATTGGTGTCCTCCAGAACAAACCCACTTACGACGGTGAGGCCGGAACCGTGATGATAAATGGCATCACCAAAGTTCAGGCCGCTGGAAGCACGATTGCGACGGGAGACCCGGTTGGTGCCAGCACCAACGGTATGGCTGCCGCCCCTTCGACCGACTTCCTCAGTCGTGGTCGTGTGGTCAGGGGATCGTCCGGGTCAACCGGTCGGATCCTGTCCGTACAACTCGCCGCCATCGGCACCACGTAATAGGAAACCGAGCACGAACGCCTCTGAGCGTCTTTGCAGAAAGGACATAGAGGCGAATGCCCCAACCGACAATGTCGGACCTACATCTCGATGTAGCGCTCACCAACATGAGTGTGCGGTTCTCGCAGTCCGCAGACAAGTTCGTCGCGCGCTCGGTCTTCCCTCCGGTCAACGTCGCTAACAAGAGCGACAAGTACTGGATCTACGACCGGAGCTACTGGTTCAAGACGGAGGCTGAACTCCGTGGGCCGGGAGCTGAGAGCGCCGGGTCGGGCTACGAGCTGACGACTGGCAACTTCACGACTGACGTCTACGCCATCCACAAGGACATAGACGATCAGACCCGTGCCAACGCCGACAGTCAGATCGCGCTCGATAGCGATGCCACCCAGTTCGTCACCACCCACCTGCTTCAGAAGTACGAGCAGGACTGGGTGTCGAACTTCTTCACGACCGGAGTCTGGGGAACCGACCTGACGCCCACCAACAAGTGGGACGACTACGTCAACGGTGACCCGATCTCCGACATGCGTACCGCTGTTATGACCATGGCAGAAACGACGGCCCTGAAGCCCAACACCCTGGTCCTCGGACCCGAGGTGTGGAACAAGCTCCAGGATCACCCGGACTTTCTCGCCAGGGTCAGCGGTGGAGCCACCACCGGAACCCCGGCCTTGTGGTCGGAGGCCCAGTTGGCTTCCATGATCGGAGTGGACCGGGTGCTCGTCGCCTGGTCAGTGAGGAACACGGCTGCTGAAGGTGAAACTGCTTCGTACAGCTTCAACTTCGGGAAGAACGCTCTGATGTGCTACACGCCTTCGTCACCGGGACTCAACACTCCGGCTGCCGGATACACGTTCAATTGGACGGGTCTCATCGGGCAGGGTAGCGACGGTATCCGCATCAAGCGGTTCCGCCTGGAACGGAATGCTTCAGATCGCATCGAGGCCGAGTCGGCCTTCGCGCAGAAGGTCATTTCGTCCGAGCTGGGCTACTTCTTCAACGCTGCGGTCAGCTAGGAGTCATCCAATGGCAGCTATTCAGAAGCAACGCCTGAAGACCGCTGAGAGTGCCCCCTCGTTGGCGGTGGTTACGACCGCCTCCACGGGGGCAAGCACCCTCTCCGGGTTCGGTGTGACTGTCGTGACCTCTACCAGCACGGGCACGATCCTGACTCTCCCAGCCCCCCAAGCCGGGATGAAGCAGGAGGTCGTGTACGCCGCTGGTGGGGCCACGGCTTCCACCGCTGCTGTTCTCGTCTACACCAATTCGACTGCTGTTCCGTTTGCGGGAAGCACCAACACTGCGGTATCTCTGGATGCTGCCGGTGAGGTTGCGACCTTCTACGGCATCAGCTCGACGGTGTGGGCGGTGACGGTGACCGGAACCACTGACGGACTGACACTGACTGCGCCGTAAGGCTGGTAGCCTTCCGATATGCAGTATGAAGCACGTCGGCGCATGAACCTGTCTGGGGTCGAATACGCCCCGGGGGAACTCATCCCCCAGGAGGTCGTCACCAGCATCGACCCCGGCAGGTTGGCGTCACTGATACGAGTCGGCCATTTCCGTATGCGGCCCGCTGTGACCGAGACGGAAACGGCGGTTGCGTTCGGTGAACCACCCGTAGCAGAGTCAGGCGACGAGGACGCTCTTTGCCCACAATGCGGTAAGGGTCCCTATAAGCGTCTGGCTCAGCACATTTCCAAAGCGCACCCCGAGTAGCGGCTATGCTGAACGTCGATGGACGATCAGCACACCCCTAAGCGCGAAGTTGCCATCGTCGGCTTTGCCGACTCATGGGTTCGGACACCCTGGGATAACCCCCATGTTCACCATTGGGGTCTCAACTCTCTTCATAAGATCGCCCAGGAGAAACCCTGGGACGCCTGGTTTCAGCTTCATGATCTTGACACCCACCACGGTAAGGACGACGAACACCTCGGCTGGTTAGCGTCCCGGGAAATCCCCATCTACATGTTCCCGGAGCACGCCGAGAAGTACCGGGGCCGGATCCCGATGGTGGTGGACTACCCCAAAGACGAGATCCTCAAATACTTCGACACCGACTACTTCACGAACTCGATCTCATGGATGATTGCCCTCGCCATCTACCAGGACTACACCGACATCGGCGTGTACGGCGTGGACATGGCGCAGTCCTCCGAATACCGGGAGCAGCGCCCCTCCTGTGAATTCTTCCTCGGGTGGGCGAAGGGTGCCGGGCTGAACATCCACATCCCCGACGACAGCGACCTCCTCAAAACCACTCACCTGTACGGTCTCGAAGACACCCGGGGCCATATCAAGCGCCTTCAAGCCCGGATGAGGAAAGTTCAAGAGCAACGCCGCCAAGTCGAACAGCAGATCAACCAAGGCCAAGGCGTCCTCAATCAGCTCATCGGCCAGCAGGAGAACATGAATTACGTCCTGCAAACCTGGACTCAGGACAGCCCAGTAGAAGAGGAGGAGGCAACCTGATGGCATGGACTGAAGCCGAACTGGGTTACGCAGCCGGGCTGGTGGACGGCCTGAATGCAAGAGGGGTGGGTGGTCAAAATTAGTTGGACATACTCCGGCGACCCATCTGACTCTGACCGTGACGCCGTCCGGTTCCTCACTGGTCTCACTGACTCCGACGATCAGCGCATCAACGACGAAGAACTCGACTGGCTGCTCGGACAGAACGACGACGACGTGTTCCTCACAGCAGCGGCTGCTGCCCGGGCCGTTGGGGCCACTTACGCCGATCAGGTTGACAAAACCGTCGGGGACCTGAGCCTCAAATACTCCCAACGGGCCGACAAGTTCAAGGAGCTGGCAGCAGCGTTGGACAAGCAGGCCACCAGCCAGGTCGGCCATCCAACCCTGTCCAGTCTCCTCGCCTACGCTGGTGGTATATCAGCCACCGACAAGAAGGCACGCTCCTCCGACTCGGACTATCCGCCACCTATCACCTGGAACGGCCAATTCGATAACCCCCCCGTCCTGTGGGGCAGCACAGCGGACAACAACTATGACCGTTAGCGTCCGAGACTACCCACCCACCAGAGTCACACTCCGGGACTTCTAAATGGCCGCCACCGTTATCGGGCATTGGGAGCTGAGTTGGAACTCTCCCATCAAGGAAGCGGAGCTATGGAACATGGCGCTCCGTGAGTTTGGTGTGGCCGACTGGTGGATGTGGCCCGTGTCCGGTATCCGCCATAGCGAGCATCGAGTCAATCTCCATGAACGGGAATCGTTTACTGCCATCATGGATGAGCTAGATCAGGTGAGGCCAGACGCCACCAGAGTATTTCTTGAGCCACGTAATCCTACGTTCCCGCTGGACAGTGAAGACCTCCACACCTTTGACCACCCCGAGGATGTGATCTACATTTTCGGGTCAAATCACTTCAACCCGACGATCTCTAACCTGAGGCCAGGTGACTTGGCCGTCACGATACCGACTGTTAGGAATGACGGCGTGCTGTGGCCTCACCAATGCTTCGTTACCGTCTCGTATGATCGGTTGGTGAAGTCGTGGCAGTAAGCATTAAGGACAATCGGACGACGATCAACGATGCCCAGGCCACCACCAACTGGACCGGGGCGGGGTACGGTACGACCACAGTGTCGGCTGAGGACACCCTGGCGGTTGCCGAGTCGCTTGCCACCACCTCGGGCCAGATCTACTACACCGACGCTACGTCACGGAACCTCGGCACCTCCCCCGGCACCCTCGTTTACATCTGGACGTTCAACAACGCTTTGCAAGACGCCTGGGATGCCAGCCCACCACCCAACGCTCTCCTGCTGGGTGACGGCACCGACCGCATCGGCTTCGACATGGCCGGTGCTGACCGGCGAGTATTCAACCACCTGGAGGGACCCAGCGGCCTGGACGTCAACTCATGGCAATGCCTTGTCCTCGACACCGGCCAGGCGGGCACCATGAACTCGGCGGGGAACACCTACGTTGTGGCTGGAAGCTACGCTGCACTCAACTTCGCTGCCATCACCCAGTTCGGGGCCAGCTTCGACACCAACTCCAAAGCTCTCGGTGGTGGTTACAACGTCGCCGTGGACATCATCAGGTTCGGCAACGACGGGATCGACGTGCAGGGCGGCACCACTGGGGCACGGGGAACGTTCACCGAACTCGCCACCGCTGATCGGTCACGAAGCGCCGACGCAGCCCACGGCATCTTCCGCGCCTACTCACCACCCACCGCCTTCGGGTGTCAGGGACCGATGAGTTTCGGTGACAACGACGGCACTACCACCACGTATTTCGAGGACTCCAACGCCGTGGTCATCTTCGAGGATCGCAACATCGGCAACGACAAGTATTACATCAACATCATCGGGAACTCGACCGGTACCAACCATTTCAAGCTCACCGGCTGCACCATCACGTCCGCTGGCCCGCACGTCTCCTGGGACAGCAACGGCGGCAACGTCAACCTCATGGAAATGGACGGCTGTACGTTCCGTGACTGGGGCGACCGGGCCATCGTCTTCTCCTCTCAGGCCGACGCCACCGGCCACCACGTCAACGATCACATCTTCGATAACTGCGGCACCATCACGGGTGGCGACCATGACATGCTCCGCATGACGATCCAGAACCCGGCCAACACGTCACGGGCCTTCATCTGTGGGGCCGGGGACTACACGGGCATGACCCTCTCTGGCTATGAGGGTACCGCCAACACATCCGCCATTCTGTTCAACGAAGCCACCGACCCCGATGGGGAATTGGACGAACTCAACGTCACCATGGGTACCGCTCTTACTCACGCCATTGAGTTCGGCACCTCCAGTCCCCTCACCATGACCCTCCGTGACTGCACGTTCACGGGGTTCAACACCACCACCGACAACGCCAACGACTCCACGTTCCACATCAAGCGCACCACAAGCACTGTCACCATCAACATCGCCGGGAACGGCACCGCCCCCGGGAACCTCACCTACCGCACTGATGGGGCCACCGTCGTCATCCAACAGTCCGTCACGCTCACCGTCAACGTGGACGACGAGTCCAGTAACCCCATCAACCTTGCCAGGGTCCGCATCGAAGAACTCGACGGCACCCTCATCAGTAACGGTTCCACCAACGCATCCGGCGTTTACACCGACTCGTACAATTACACCTCTGACACTGACGTTCGCATCATTGTCCGCAAGTCATCATCCGCTGATGATCCCCGGTACTTGCAAACTGTCGCCACCAACCAGATCACCAGCGTCGGGATGACCCAGAACATCATCCTCATCGAGGACTCAATAGCCGGATAGCCCCGTGGTATAGTCAGACTCAGAACGCCGCGGAGTGTCCATAGTTTGTCCCCTGATATAGGGAGTTGGTATGTCAAGCACGGTCCTCAGCGGTGACTTCACCGTTTACTACGGCAGCGAAAACCGACAGAAGCGCATCGTTTACTCCGGTTCCGGCAACACGTACACGGTCAATGAGCTGTACTCGGCTCTTCAGGACCTCTTCGACGAGCTAACTCAGCTCGATGACGGCACCCCGATGAGTGCCCAAACCCCCACTGAGTACACCATCGGAATCATCGACACTGGTGACAGGGACCCCTGGTTCATTGACGACCACAGCGTCGAGTTCCTCACTGGTGGCGCTATCCAAACGTCCCTGTGGAAACGAACCACGTCCTCGAACACGGGCATCGTCCGCTTCGACTACACCGTTGGTGGTGGCACCGACCTCGTCAACGGGGACGTTGGCCTCACCGCCACCTCATCGAACGGTGACACGGGCACTCTCCTCTGGTTCACGTCGGATGGCTCCAACGGCACCGCCTGGGTGCGCCCCACCAACAACACTGCCACTCACGACTGGGACGGCACCCCCACTTTTGAGATGACCACGGGTGGCGGAACCGGCACCGGCCTCACCATGGACGCTGCCTCAACCACAGGTGAGGCTCTCTGGGCCAACGTGTTCTCCCTCGGCACCATCGAAGACAACACTCACCTTTACATCGAACAGAACGGCAGCCTCCTCATCGAGTCCGATGATCGGCTCACTGCCGGAGCCTCCGACTGGTGGAGTGACGGGCACATTGACATCACTGTCAAAGTCAAATCCGAGGACACTGAAATTGACGAAGGTGTCATCGTCGTGTTTGCCCGTCAGGCGACCAAGTCGTACTCGTACTTCGAGACTGACCTGTCCTCTGGTGGTCGTAACCCTATCCCTCTCCAAACCGGTGACGACCTGTCAAACACGCCCGGTACCCGCCAGATGATCCTCACAACGGCGTCAGGTGATTTCACTGTTGGTGAGGTCATCGAGGACGACTCTGATCCCACCATTCAGGGCATCGTCACATCCAACTCTGGTACTGCCCCGGACATCACTCTCCAGTATTACCTGATCGGTGATCCACTCACCGACTTCGGGGCTGGTACGGGTGGGTTCACGGGAGCGGACTCCACGACCACGGCCACAGCCGTTGCCCCTTCCGACGTGAACGCTGCCACGTACACGGACATCAACATCACTCACGGTTCCAACGAAACCTTCGACATTGACGAGGACGACACCACCGAGAATTACAGCATCGTCATCGACTGTAACTCCCGGCCCCTCAGTCAGGTGTACCAGTACGCCCAGTTCGTCACCCAGCGGGGTGAGACGGACACTACGGAAACTGACGGCCTGGCCGGGCACTTCTACCGTGGCTCTGACTACCGCCTCAACTACAACGCCCTCACCGGCTCTATCGCTGAGGGGGCTGTGGTCACTCAGCTCACGTCGGGGGCGACCGGCACTGTCGTCAGCCACAACCTCACCGACGACATCATCATCCTCCGTAACAGCCGGGGCACGTTCGACACCACCAACAACGTGGAAGTCGATGGCTCCAACTATGTGACGATGACTACGGGGACGGCCACAGCCATCACCCCCATCGCTTCGGCCCCGTTCGGAACGTTCCTCGGTGGCGTGTTCTTCTGCGCCCCTGGTGTGGTCCTCACGAACGTCCCCGCCGCTGACGCCACCAACTTTCAGCTCGTCAACGACGGCACTGACGGTGGTGCCCCCACTGTCGTCAACCCGCCGAACAAGGTCACCCTGGCCGTTACCAACCTCCGGTCCACCGACCGGGTTGCCGTGTACCGCCTCGCCAGTGGCACCATCGAAAAAACCGAATACTCGGGGACGGCGATGTCGTCGGGGGCTACCAGCATCGTGGCATCATCCGCTATCCGAGTGGACACGCCCGGCAAGTCCACGGGCGGCACTGTCGTCGTCGTGGACAACTCCGCTGACGCTGAGTACATCATGCGCTACTCGTCGTGGACTGCGGCCACGTTCACACTGGCCTCGTCCACGGGGAACCTGACCGCTTCAGCGTCGTCAAGTGCGCTCGGGTCCACGGCGGGCCTGAACCTCCAAACCGTCGCCAAGGTCGGTGACATCGTGTACTTCTCCACTCAGGGCGAGTACAGCTACATTGTGAGTATCCCGTCCAGCAGCAAGGCCACGATCTTCCCGTTCGTGTCCGCCCAGTCGGCGGGTAACGATTACACCATCAACGCTCTCCCCGTGGCAGCCGTGTCCACCGACAACGTGTACGTGCCGCTCCTGTACCGGTATGAGGCAACGGGAACAGACGGGACACCCGGTTCGGAGTCAGCGGTCCTCACGTACAACAGCACCGACATTGACACCCGGATTGTTGTACGCAACGCTTCCACCGGGTCAACGTCAGCGACCATTCCCATGATCCCCTATACAGCCGACGTTACGCTCGGCTCTGGTGGACTTTCCAACGCTGCCATTCGTAGCCTGGACAGCATCAAGTCGTAAAGGAGAGACATGTCGTACAGGTTCAGCCGTTCCCTCCGAGGTGACAAGATCCTCCACATTGCCCGGGAGAAGCGTGGCAGCCGGTGGGTTGTCGTGGCCCGGGCCGACACGGAACGCAAACTGAAGAACGCCCTGAAGAAGCGAGAGAAGCTCGTCGCTGACGGTCTCATCGAGAACGAACCCGAAGCCGACGCTACGAAGTAATGGCCGACATTACTCTCGAAGCACTTCAGTACGACCTCGACTCCCTGTACGCCGGGATCGAAAAGATCGACAACAACATTGCTCTCCTGGAGAAAGCCATCAACGACGAGCGGCAGCAGAAGGGCCGCTTCCAGCAGATGGCGGCAGTGTTGGAAGTGAAGAAGGAGACGGGGGACGGAGTTGTACGACGTTGAAGCCCTGGAGCGCAACCTCGAACAGGTAGAGGACAACATCAGCCTGTTCCGGTCCTTGGCGAAGGACGACGCCAGCATGTTCATGGAGATCGCCAAAGAAGAGGAACGCCGGGATGATCTTCTCCGCCTCATCGCTCAGGAGCGTGAAGGCTAGATGGCACACTTCGATTTCTTGTTCGACAAGGTCAACAAGGTCATCACTGTCCCCGCCCCGACCGTGAACCTGGACGTGCAAGACCTTTACGACGAGTGCCGTGAGTATGAAGCCAACCTGTGGTTCCTCGATGACCTGGAGATTGTGCGGGGCGGGGGCAAGGACGATCTCGGCAATGGTCTCCTCAGTGCCCTTACGGTCACGCTCATCAATGATTGGCGGCTGGCGTTCGAGGCTCGCCCTGGTCCCGACACTGAGTCGGTGACCGTGTACGGCGGCAACTTGGTGGCCGTCAACGCTTACGGCAACAACCCCATTTACCCGACTGCTTTCACTCAGGTCACTATCGCTCAGGCCGTGTCCGCTGCCCTCATCGAAGCCCCCGACCTGGCATGGCTGGCCCTTTTCCACCGGGACGGTCTCCGTGTCACTGATGATGAAACCGGCCAGGAGATCCTCTACGCCGACCGGACCACTACCACGGTTGACTCCACCTGGGACTTGTACTCCGATGATGAACTCACTGTCCCCTGGGATGGTGTGGCGTCCATCAAGGGACGGCAGCCCTCCACATGAGCGCCGGGGGTCTCCTCACGTTCGGTATGGAGCGTGGCCCCACCGTCACCTTTGGGCTGGGGAGCTTCTTCAAGATCCTCGGGTTCACGAAAGGCTACGTCTCCCTCACTGATTACGAGTTCGTGGACATGATCCTCAGTGACGATCTCCTCATGGACCTCGCACTCGAAGACACTGATGTCACCACCCTTACCCAGCAGGACCTTACTACCACGATTATCACTTGGCTTACGGAGTCTGTCGTAACTGACGTAACCCTCCAGGACCTGATTATCTCCCGATGCTCACTACGGGATTATGAGGCAACTACTATGGCGTTAACTGACGAGCTGGTTTTGTAATGGCTTCTACATACTTCATAGGCCAAATAGCCCGGTTGGAGGCCACGTTCACGACCACTGACGGGTCTTTCGTTGACCCCACCCTGGTCACGTTCACTGTTCTCCCACCCGGCTCCACGTCCATTGAAGTCACGTCCGCTTCCACCTCAGTCGTTCATCCTTCCACTGGGGTCTACTACTACGACCAAGAAGTCACCCTCCCCGGCACCTGGAATTACCGGTCTCACTCCACGGGCGTCGGCCAGTCTGCCGGGGAGAGCTGGTTCGTGGCCCGTCACACTCAGGTGGACACGTAATGGCCTGGGACGACGCTTACCTGGACCTCATGCCTCACACGGTCATCATCAACGACCTGTCCGGCACGAACCGGTACGGCGAAGAGGTTTACAGTACCCAGGCCACCACCTACCAGGCCCGGGTGCTCCGCAAACCGAAGCTGGTCCGGGATTTCATCGGCGACGAAGTTGTCAGCCACACCACTGTCTGGTTGGCGTCCACCGGTCCAGCTATCGAAGCCACCGCTCAAGTCACTCTCCCCGACGGCAGCCAACCACCACTCATATCAGTAGAGGAGTACCCGGATGAGGATGGTCTCCATCATCAAGTCCTTCGTTTCTAAAGCCACCTGCATGTGGGATCACGTCGTTGACTGCTACCACGGTCACCCGGCGCAGAAGCATGAGGAATGGGTGCAGTTTCAGAACAGCGCCGCGGACTGGACAACCATAAACGCCGGTGACTTCATCTGGACCCCGGACGATGACCAGTTTTAACGTCACCTTTGAGCATTCCGGCGCAGAAGAACTCCAGGCGGCGTTGGAGAAACTCCAGGAGGCTGCCCCGATACAGGGTGCCGGAGCGATGCTTGAAGAAGCTCATGCGATACGGGCGGCATCAGTCGAGATCGTCCCGGTAGATCAGGGGATCCTCCGAGCCTCCGCTGAAGTCCAGGGACCCCACTTCCACTTCGGGTCTGCCTTCGTTGTCGTCGGATACGGTGGAGCAGCAGCCCATTACGCCGTCGAGCAACACGAGAACCTCAAATTCAAGCATTCCCCCGGCCAGCAAGCCAAATTCCTTGAACAACCAGCCCGGGAGGCTGTTACCGGCATGGAGAACCGGCTCGCCCAGAAGCTCCGGGACCGGTTCCAACGTGAGCTAATCACATGACCGTAGCCGCCGAAGTCCAGGACTACATCGTTGCTTCATCAACTGCTTTCCGCCTTGGCGGCAGCACCGCAGGAAACGTGTTCGTCTCTCAGGTTCCCGAGACAGCACCGGACACAGCCGTCACGATCTACGAGACTGGGGGGATAGGCCCGACCTTCAGCCTTGCGGCGATTCCGCCCGTCGTCGAAACCCCCGGTCTCCAGATCGTTTCCCGGTCCACGTCCTACGCCGTAGCCCGATCAAATGCTGAATCCATCTACAAGACCCTCTACACTCCCGTCAACACTTCCCTCACCACCTCCACCGGAGGCACCTTCTACCTCACGATCAGCCCCCAGCAGTCCCCATTCGACATGGGCCGGGATGACAACGGGCGGCATCAGGTCATTTGTAACTACCTAGTTCAGAAGGAGGTGTCATGACCGCGGCTACCACGACCATAACTCACATCCTGGCTGACATCCGTTGCTACAAGTGCGGGAAGTTACTGTTCAAGTGGGAACGAAAAGGTAACGCAGGCATATCGGTGAAATGTCCCCGATGCGGACAGCTTGACCTGATACGCCTCTCAACCTGAGCTACAATCGAAACTGATAGAGCGCCTAAGAGTGCCGGTAACCAGAACCAGGAGGTTCACACATGGCACTTGCAGGCAAGGGTGGTGCAGTTAAGTTCTCTAGCTCTACCGGAGGATCACCGGCTCTTGTTGCCGACCTCCGTAGCTGGTCGCTTAACGTCACCGCAGACCAATTCGAGATCAGCACCTTCGGGTCCAGCGGCTGGCGCGAATACCAGCCGAACCTGAACGGGGCACAGGGTTCCGTCTCTGGCTACTGGAACGTGGAGAACAGCACAACGATGAAAGCCATCCAGGCTCACATCCTGTCTGAGTCCCCTAACCCAGCCACGCTGGACCTCATCGTTGACGCCACCGCTCAGAACGGGTACACCGGTTCAGCGCACGTCACCGGTATCAGCCCCCAGGCCGCCGTGGACGGCATCGTGATGTTCGACGCTGACTTCACGTACACCGGAGCCGTCTCCTACAGCACGACTCTCTAATGGCTATCTCCGGCAGATCAGGCAACGTCAAGGCCACAGCGGCTACGGCTACTACCGCCGCTGCCGAGGACTTCGATCTGGTAGCGGGCACCACAGCCTCCTACCAGATCGTCGATACCGCCATGCGCCACTGGGATCTCAACCCGAACACTGCTGGACGTCCACGCATACTGGTGGACGGTTCAACAGCGGGAGTCCCCAGCTACGACGTCAACTACGTCCAAGGCATCATCACGTTCTCCAGCGACCCAGGCTCCACAGCTGTCACCGGGGACGTGGAGTATGTCACCGCTTCCAACATTGCTGCTGGCCGGTCCTGGACCCTCAATGTCAACGCCGACCTGTTCGAGGCGACGGTCTTCTCGTCCAGCGGTTGGAGGGAATTTACCCGCAACCAGCAGGGAGGAACGGTGTCGGTCGGCGCATACCATGACGGTTCAACAGCCCCGTGGTTCGACAACATCAACCTCAACCTCCCCGTCGTCTTGGAGTTGTACCCAGACAACAGCGCCGGGGACCGGTATGAGTGCTACGCCTACATGACCGGCGACAGCGTAGACGCCGCCGTAGACAGTCTCATCGGAGAAACCCTGGACTTCCAAGTCCATGGAGCCATTTATTACACAACTAGCGCCTAGGAGATAGCCAATGTCAGAGCTACGTGACCAGATCCTCGCCATTGAGGACATCGAAGAGGAACTAGTTGACGTTCCCCAATGGGGTGTCAAAGTCCTCGTTAGAGGCATGGATGGCTCAGCCCGAGCCAAATTCATGCAGCGGTCGGCCAGGAGCGCCAACCGTGACGGCAACGTTGACCTCGAAGCCTTCTACCCCCAGCTCATCATCGCCACGTCCTTCGACCCGGACACTGATGAGAAGCTGTTCGACCCAGCCGACAAGGACGTGCTGAACACGAAATCAGGGGCAGCCCTTCAGGTCCTCGCTGATGTTGCTCTCCGCTTGTCGGGGATCGGGGCCAACGCCCTGGAGGAGGCCAAAGAGGATTTAGACGAAACCCCGAACGACGATTCTATTTAGAGCTATCGGAGGCCATGGGCCTCACGCTCACGGGTCTTCTAAGGGGAATGTCGTCGAAGGAGTTGACGGAACGCATGGCTCTCTGGAGCTTGAAAAACGAGGAGATGGAGAAAGCCAGGGAGCGGGGTCGGCGTGGCGCTTAACGTCCTCAACCTCACGGCCATCCTCGGGTTCGAGACCAAGGGGGCTGACAGCGCCGTAGCTGGTGCTGAAAAAGTCCAGAAGTCTGTTCGTGATATTGCTGCTGTGCAGCAAGAAGCCGTTGTCGCTTCAGAGAAATCCTCAGCGAAACTGGTTCAACTGCAAGCCCGGTATAAGGAGGCAGTCGAAGCTGTCCAGGAGTTCGACAAGGTAGTCGCCGAACAGACCAAGAAGGTTAAGGCTTCTGGCGTCTCCCTGGAAGACGCTCGGAAGCGACTGGTGTCCCTGGTTGCTGTGGTGGACAACAACAACCAGGCTTACCGTGAACTTCGGAATGAGAGCATTGACCTTGCCCAAGCCGTTTCAGCGTTGAACTTGGAGCTGAAAACCAGCAAGGACCTCACTGACGACGAACGTAAGGCCAAAGAGGCCGAGCTGAAGGTGGGGAAGGAACGCCTTGAACTAATCGACGAAGAACTTGGGAAGCTCAAACAGTACAACAAAGAAACTGAGGATCAGATTTCCCAGACCCAGGAGCTGGTGACTATCTCTAGCGCCCTGGAGAAGTCAGATCGTACCCGCATTGACCTCATGGCGAACGTCGAAACAACATCCAGGGCTGTGTCACGAGAGCAGACACGACTCAACACTGCCCTCGCCAAGTCAGCTCCGATTTTCAACGCCTCCGCAGGCCAACTCTCGCAGTGGATTCAGCTCATCCGAACCGGCAACGTGACCCAGGGGCTGTTCACTCAGGGTATCAGTAAGCTGTCTGCTCTCCTCCAGAAGCTCCCATTCATTGGGGTAGCAGCGGCTGGCGTTTTCTCTGCCCTTTCCTTCGCTCTTTATCAAGCGTGGAAACAGGCCGAAGCCCTCCGCAAAGAGTTCGAGGCGATGGATCAGCGTATCCGTGGCATGACGGGACTAGCTATCGACCTTACCGATGTTTGGGGGGATGTCGCCGCAGAGTTTGGGTTCAGTGGTCGTGAACTGAACCGCACCGCTGCCGAGTTTGCCCAGCAAGCTGCTGGGATTGGGATAGCAGCTCACACCATCACCGACACCGTCAAAGAACTCAATCGTGCAGCGGCACAGGTGGCCGACACCCTCGGAGTTGACGTTGCGGAAGCTCAGGCTGCCATGTCCCAAGCTCTAGAAGGGAGTGTGGGGGCTTGGAACAAACTCACCGGGGAGGTCCTCAGCTCCAGCGCCATCACAGATGAGGCTCTTCGTATGACCGGTAAGGTTTATGCAGATACCCTTACTGCTGCTGAAATTTACGCTGCTGGGGTCGCTGTCCTTGGGGAAACGTCAGCCACGTCCACTGTCAACTCGGAACGGGCCAGGCAACAAGCCTTGCTGGAGACGGCGAAATCGTACCTTCAGCTCCTAGCGACAGCGATGGCAACAGCCGCTGCCCTCGGTGAGTCCAATATGGCTGCACCGTCTGACATCGCTGCTGCTGCTTTTGAGGATCTCTTCAGTGAACTAGGCATGGATGTGGCCATTGACACGGCAGAGGACCTCCAAGAAGCTCTCCAGGATGTCATTAACCTCATCGAAAGGGACCTCTCAGCCTCGATTTTGCAGCAACGTTGGGAAGGGGTTGCTGGGATAGCCAAAGAGGCTGAGGACAAACAGAAGGCTGCTGCTCAGGTTCTGGCTTCACAGGGCGGCAGAGTCCTTGAAGACCTCACCAAGATTGCTGAATTGCAACAGGCCGTCAGTGAAGGTGGTGGGCCTGAAGCCGAGTGGGCGCTGGTCAGGGCTGTACGAGAATTCCAGGAGCTTGGCCCCAACACCGTCACTGTTCTGAACGACATCATCGAAGCTGAAGTTGAGGGCGGAAAAGTAAGCCAAGAACTAGCTGATTACCTGTATGCCGCTCGTGACGCTGCTGAAGCCCTTGGGGGTGACCTCCCCGAAGAGGCGCTCCTCGCCTTCGCTGAAGCTGCCGGGACTGCTGCCACAGAAACCGAGCGGCTCACTAGCGTCGGCTACTCGGCTATCGACTCGTTCCGTAACCTCGCTGACGCTATGGCCCGGGCTGAAGCTGAATCCAACCCTGAGAACACCCTCGCTGTGGCCCGGGCCTGGGAGCAAGTCCTCAACATTGCCGGTGACGTTGAAGGTGGCCTCGCCGCTGTTGTGCAACAGCTCGACTACCTCCAACAGGTGGGTTACATCTCAGCAGCAGCCGCTGACGCTGCCCGTGCTGCTATCGGTTCGCTCGACGGGATAGTCCGGGTGGCTGGTGACAGCATGTCCGGTACGGGGGCGAACGCTTACTACATGGCCGGTGGGTTCGGAACAGCCGCCCTCAAGGGTGCTGAGCTGGCTGCTGCCCTTGCTGCCATTGGGGTGGCAACCAACTTGCTACCAGGGGGTCCTGGTGATCCAGAATATCAGGCCATTGGCAACCGCCTCCTTTTTGCTGACCAGCTAAAGAAGATCAAGGACGCCATCGGCACCTTCACGTCCGGCTTCGGGTCAGCATTCAGTTCAGTTGGCTCCTCAGCTTCAGGTGCCGCCGATGAGGTCGAAACCGCCGCTGACCGGATGCTGAAAGCCATCAACGCTGCCATCGCCGCCATCGACGCTGAACTCGCTATCGGCACCGCTAAGGACGAACTCGCTGAACTTCAAGAGATAGCCGCCAACCTTCCACAGGACATCATCGACGCTAACGAACGGTGGTTGGAGTCCATTGACGCTCTCGCTGAAGCCGAGGCCCGGCTCACTGAGGAACAACAGAAGAGCCTCATGGTCACAGCCCAGGAGCAGGCTGCCATTGAGGACCTTCAGGACAAGGTCTGGCTGGCGGAGAAGGCGTACCGGCAGGGAACCATCTCAGCGGCGAAGCTCCAGGCCATCAAGGACGAACTTGCCAAAGCTGAAGAGGACTCCACTGCTCCTACCCGGGAAGAGGACCAGGCTCGCCGTGACGTTGAGCGTGCCCAGAAAGAAACCGAAGCAGCCGCTGAATACATGAACGAACTGAAGGACCGGCAGCTCACCATCGCCCTCGAAATCGAACGAGCTGAACTGCGGATCCTCCAAACCATCCTCCAACAGGAAGCGGCAGCGAAAGCAGCGAACGATGCCCGTATCGCAGCCGGTGGCACCATCGGACTCCCCGGTGTCGGTGGTGGTGTTGGCGGTGTTGTTGGTGGCGTCCCGGACACGTACACGGTTCGCCCCGGGGACACCCTCTCCCAGATTGCTGCCATGTTCGGGTTCCCCGACTGGCAGACCCTCCACGCTCAGAACCCACAGATCAGTAACCCGAACCTCATCCACCCGGGGCGAGTCATCAACGTGACAGTCAGCGCCTTGTGGCCTGGCGACCCTGCCATGCAGGAAGCCACCGCTAAGGCTATCCAAGAGTCCATCGTGGCCTCAGAATTGGCGGGGTCCTAATGGCTGTCCTGCAAGTAGGTCGTGTCGGTGTTGACGCTGAAATCAACATGGTCGCCGGGTTCAGTGAAGCGAGCAGCAAGGACGGTCGGGAGGTCCGACTCACCGGGTTCATCAAATCCGGTTCCCTCGCCGAGACCCAAGCTATCCGCACTGAACTGCTCGCCACTGTCAACTCAGGGGTCATCCCCATCACCTGGACCGAGGATCCCACCATCAACGGCTTCTACCATCTCAGCGAAGTCAACATTGACGGTGCCGCTGAGACTCGTTCGCTCACTGGTGCCGGGTTCCTCGGCTTCTCCCTCACAGCCCGACACGTCGGCAACGAGAGCAACATCACGTTCCAGTCCCGGTTCACGGGCAATCTCCTCGCCAACAACTCTGGCCTGGAATCCGGTGACGGGGAAACCTACTGGGCACCCCCCGTTGGTGCCACCAGCGTCCGCATTAACACGAACTCGCCGGTACCCCGTACCACCTCGGACGGGGAGATCGTTGCCTACCGGGACATCGACCGGGACTTCAACCACACCTATCAAGTATCTCCCGCCAACTACTACCTCGGTGGTGCGTATGTGAAGGTCGGTGGGTACACCCGGGCCGGACTCGTTGCCCCCAACGACGTCGGCGACTGGGAGCTAGGCAACGGTCTCATCCGAGCCACCCCATATGTGAACACCCAGTTCGACCTGGACATCGACGTGTACGACGGGTCTACCTGGGATGCCCTGCCCAACAGGCTGCGTATCCGGCGGTCCACCGTCAACGTCCTCAACCCCAAAGTGGTCAGCATCCTTCACAACACACCCGAAATGTGCGCCGTCCGAATAGTCGGAGAACTGGCCACCGAACCGGCTGAGCAGTGGACGATGGACCTCCAGGTCCGGCGGGGGTCCCGGATCATCACCGGCATCATGTCAAACCCGAACGCTCAGCAGGGCCGCACCTACTTTGATGTGGCCGGTGATGACGTGGTTCCAGACGGTGGTGGTACCCCTACCACTATCGGTTCCCGGGACCAGGCGACCAGCAGCGGCAACCGGGCCGTCGTCTACTCGGCCACCGCCACCACGTTCGACGACACGGCCATGAGCGTCCTCACCAACCCGAACCCCCACCATTTCGCTGTCGGCGCTGAAGTCGATTACCCGCAGGTGGACGGTGACGGTGAGCACGCTAAGGACCTGGCCCTCCAGTACGTGGCCTGGATCTCCGAAGTCTCAACCCCCATACTCACATGATCACGGAAAAGCTCATGTCCCTCGGGTCCTGGACGATCAGCCTGGACCCGGATCGCACCCCACCAGACGCTCTCGGGAACCCGCTCCGGCATTTCGGGACCATCACCGTCCTTCCTCAGCGTGTTAACCCGAACGACTTCACCGACGCCCAAATGCTGTCCATGGCCCGCTATTCGGGGATGCTCCGGCAAATGGACTGGGACGACAACCGTAAGACCCTGTCCGGTCCTGGCCTCCTCGCGTGGCTGGGTGACGAGACCGGCAAAGGCTACGTGTACGAGGTCAACCGGCACTACGACCAGCAGACCTTTGAGAACACCCTGTGGCGCACCCACAACGAGTCCGGAGCATACCTGGCGTCCGATGCCCGCTACCGGGCCGGGGACCGCAACGACTTTCGGCCCGGGTCGGACGGCGCTTCCGGTTCATCCCCCGATGACGGTCCCCCCGGCCTGCTACGCCATGACGGCAACAGCGGGTACGGCCTCGACTCCTCCAACCCTGTCGGTCTCAGCAAAGGTACGGTGGACACTGCCCCGGATCTGTTGACCTACCCAGCCACGGGGGAAGTGATCCGGTTCAGTGAGAACATTTTCGCCATCACGGCCCGGGAAGCCCTCGCCATGGCCATGGACGCCTGGGGTGCCGAGTTCCGGGTCAACGCCGACGGTTCCCTCGACGCCGGTCTCGAAGCGTTCCTGTTCGTCACGAACCCGACCACGCTCATCGTCCGTAAGAACTGGGGCGACGACCCTAACTACAACGGGGTCCCGGCCCTGGCCATGCGGGTCAACGCTGACACGAAGAACCTGGCCACGTCGGTGTTCGCTACCGGCAGCCTCAACGGCACCACCGTCCTCGCCGAGAAGGTGGCTGGTTGGCCGGGTGGTGGCGTGGGCCGTCCCATCGAGAACCTGGACTTCCAGGGCAACAACTACCACCGCACTGCCCTCGTCAATGAGCCTGTCTCCGCTCACGCCCACACCCTCTACCAGATCGCCAAGAAGTGGTACGACGAGCTGTCCACTATCTCCGGGGCTGTGACCGTCAACGCCGCCGACTTCAACGTTGAGGGCCAGTTCGAGGTCGGCGACACGGTCATGCTCTTCGACCCCGAGACCGAGCACTACGACCTCACTCAGGAGGTCGCTTTCCGTGGGGACATCATCTACCCGAAGTCCACTCGTGTCACGGGCATGACGTGGCCGGTGACCTCCGACATGGGCGTCTACTACCGGGCCTCCGACGCTACCTGGACGGACATCTCCGACTGGGTGGTCCCCGATGACGGGAACATCACGCTCGAAGTGGGGTTCACGTCCAACCGGCTGAGGAAAGCTAAGCCGTTCGACTCGGGGTCCGTGGTCGTCACCGACCGCAACAGCGTCCCGGCCCCCGTCACGAACATTGCCGCCACTACCGGCAGCTACGAGTACGACGATCCGTCCGGGCAGTCAAAGGTCGCCGCCTGGATCCAGGTCGCCTTCGACGAGGTCACCACCAACGACACGGGCACCACCGCCACCGACCTCCACCACTACGACGTTCGTTGGCGGCCCGGTGTCAACACGATCATCAGCCCGTTCACCGGGGACGGGTTCGGTGAAGGGTTCGGATCCGATGCTGGCTTCACCGAGTTCCAGCAGCTCATCGGAGCATCCTGGGAGACCACAACCTTACCGGTCAACACCAACCTCACGTCCCACGCCGTTCTCTCTGGGGCCGGGTACCTATCAGCCCCCCACATCGCCGCTTACGAGTTCAGTGATCTCGACATCATGTTCTCGGGTGTCCCAGATGATTACACCCCCACCACTGAAGAGGTCCTGGTCGCCCGTCAAGGCACATCCCTTACCGAAGGGTGGGCGGTTCGCCTCCTCACCACCGGGTACCTTCAGCTCAGGTACGCCGTGGGTGGCACCACGTACACGTTTGATTCCCCGGAGGCGGTGTCCACGTCCGCTAACCATTTCCGGGTCACGAGGGAAGCTAGCAGTGGGATCATTTTCTTCTACGAGTCAGAAGAGCCGGTCACCATCACCCTGGACAATGTCAGTTGGAACACCGTTGGCCTGGACGATGACGAAGGCGACATAAATACCACCGACTACTGGGACGACATCATCGGCACGCTTGGGACCCTGTCCACCACAACCGCCGACCTCACCGTAGGGGCCAGGGACACTGGCCTAGAGCCGTTCAACGGGACCGTGTACGCAGCCCGACTGACAGAGACGGGTGCCGACACTGAGTTCGATGCCTCCCTCGCTGACCTGACCCCCACCGATACTTCCTTCACGGAGTCCTCCACTAACGCTGCCACCGTCACCCTGGAAACGGGTGCCGTGATATCCCGGCGTGAAATCTTCGTCATTGACGCTCTCCCTATCGACACCTATTACGAGGTCGAGATCAGGGCCGTGGACATTGACGGGAACGCCAGCGAATGGGTTGCCATCACTCAGCGTTCCGGCACGGACACTTACGCCCCCTCAGCTCCAGGGATCCCGCTCCTAACCACTACCCCGCTGTCGGTTGTTGTCACATCCACCCTCGGCAGGCAAGGGTCCGGGCATACCTTCGACTTGCAGTCTGACCTTGCTGCTCTCAACGTGTACGCCAGCACCACTAATGGCTTTAATCCGGGACCGGACACTCTTGTCACCACCATCCTGGCCAGCGCCGCCCACCTGAAGGCCCGTATCCCCGCAGTCGGGTCATTTCCATCGTTCACTACGGGAACCACCTACGTTCTGATCACGGCAGTGGACGCTCACGGCAATGAATCCGAACCGTCGCACATTGCCTCAGTCGAACCTCAGTTTGTGAAGATTGACGACCTTGTCCCCAACCTGTTCGACATCAACGCCGTTAAGCAGCTACCGACGTTCAATGAGTCCACCGAACCCGCTGAGGAATGGTATTACCTCACCGCTGAAGACAACGTCACCCCCGGGCACCCGTACCCGGCTGACACAGTGTGGTCGTGGGACGGGTCTACTTGGAACGCTGAAGCCTTCCCGGAGGACAAGGCTGTGTTCGCCCGGGTGTACGCCGGGGCGATCTCTTCGGGCGTGCTGAAAACCGAGCACTTTGAGTCTCGGACTATCAGCGCTGACATTATCTCCGGTGGGTCGTTCATTCTCGGTGAACCCACAGAAGGGTCACCGGCTGTCCTGCTCGGCGGGACCCTTGCCACTCTCGACGGTGGCCTGACCATCAACGTCGCCGAAGACGGGGCCACGACCGGAGTGTTCGTCCGTAATCTCACCGCTGACCACATCACGTCCGGCGAGTTCATTCTCCAGCAACCCAGCACTGACCCGGACATTCGGCCAGGTGGTGCCTCTGCCATCCAGTCAGAGTTCTTCAGCAACGACCAGGGGTTCCGCATCGAATGGGGTGGCAATGCCTGGTTCAATAATCTGATCGCCCGGGGAATCATCAAGGGTGGCAACACTGTGATTGGGAACCTCGCCAACTACTACCAGGAAACATTCGGGGTAAGCCTCCACGGGATCACTATTGACTCGTCCAGCCCCTTTATAGACATAGACCATGCCCATTATGGGACCCCCACCACCAACCTTTGGGTCCAGAACCCCGAAACCGACTACACCCTGTTCCGGGCGTCCAGCGTGGACACCGGGCACCTCCTCGAAATGGACTCGATCACCGGGGTCCGCATCATCGGCGACGTCACCCTCGAAGCCGGGTCCATCACCGGTCCCGTCAACGTCATTGACGCCATCTACATGCCGGACGATTCTTCCGGTGACCGTGTCGAAATGGTCGGCGGGACTACACCCTGGATTGGCTTGCATTCTGTCAGCGGCCAGCACGCCACGGGTGCCAGTATCCGGGCCTTCGTCGGAGCCGAGAACCAGGAAGTGTTCCGCATCCGCCCCGTTCACGCCACGCACGGGAACCGGACAGAGATCCAGTTCCGGGACGGCCCGGGTGGTCTCGTGAGCTACGCCGATTCGGGGATCATGCTGGGGACGTCCGGTCGGTTCCAGTTCTGGGACGGAACCCTCGACTCCCCTCACGTTGAGGCCGGGATCCATTTCCGAACCAAGGGCTACTCGGACCTCCCCATCCTCTTCCACCAGTCAGAGCCGCTCCCCCTCGACGGCACCCACATTCTCGTTGAGGCTGGCATAGCGTCCCTGGCCGCCAATAAGAACTGGTTCGCCAGGTTCCTGGTCCGGGGTGAAGGCGGGACCGCACTCGACAGCGACGAGTGGTTCCGGTTCGGCGTCAACCATGGTGGGTACGTGTTCCTAGGCGACGTAGCTACCACCCCACCGACCCCTTACGCTTCCTGGGGTCCGGGCATCCACCTCTACTCCGATAGCGGGGTGCTGAAGTACGTGGACGACACGGGAAGCGTCAAGACAGTAACCGTCACCTAATATGGGAGACAGCATGAAACAGCCGGACGACAAACAGATCATCAACCAGTTACTCCAGGAGATCGCCCGGCTGAAC